CACGAATGTCGAGCGGGTCATAGTTGCTCATTGGATAAATTTAGCGAGCGTTATTCACAATACGGGTACTACACCTGAGAAGGTGACGGTGATCCGTACCCTGAGAATTGGTTCATCACATCCATCAACGCGTTCTGACCGCCGCCAGTCGGAGCCTGTGCAAGATTCTTAGCGGTTTCGCTTTGCTGCTGCATTGCTGCGACCTGCTCCTTTGCAGCCATCGCCTTGTTTCGTGCGTCGCGGATCAGTGCTACCTGCTTGTCGGCAACGATCAAACTTGGGTCAACGCCGAGCATGTCGGAATACGCGTCAACCCACTGGTCAGCGTCAAACTTGTCCAAGACTTCAGGCTTGAATGTGGCGACTTGACCGAGGTTCCCAACAAATCTGTCAACGCTGTTGGTTCCGATGGCTCGTTGAGCCTGAGCAAGCATTGACACGAACTCAACGCTCAAGTCCATGCCTTGCAGTTCGGGTGGTGCTGGCGGGACAATGCCGGCTGCAACCATGCGGGTAAAGGTGATGTCAATCAGTGGGTCGAGGAGTTCGTTGTGCAGACGCTCAAGCACAGGGCCGAGCATCAGCAGTTTCTCCTCATGCCGCTCTGCCACCTCGGTCGCCGTCATGCGGGTGTCGGTGGCGTTGGCAAGCATCAGGAACAGGTCAGCGTAGAACGACCCGCGCACACGCTCGCGCACATCTTGAATGTCACCAAGCAGGTGTTGCAGGTTCAGGTTGACCTCAAACGCAGTCTTGATCCCTGAGTTGACACCATCGACAAACGTAATACCACCGGGCAACATCTCAACGTCGCGGTTTTTCATGTTCGCCGGGACTTGCAGCGGCGGTTTCGTCTGGTAGTCGATGACCTGCGCCTTGCGTAGTTGTTCGTGTTGCAGTTGCTTGATGTCACCCAATGCTTCCATGCCAGGCGAGTTCCCGTAGATATCACCCCCAACGGTTGACCAGCGAGGGACAAGGCATGGGAACTGAGCAAATCCACTTTCAGACAAGAACTTGTTTGGCTCACCTCCAACTTCGAAGTACCAACTACCCCACGGCATATTCTTGTTGTCGCGCTTTGAATGATCGCGGTCAGCGCGAGGTTCAATCGCATGAATAATGGTGATCCATTGGTCAAGGGAACCCCTGTCGTATTGGTTCTGCACACTGATTGAGCAGTTCTTGTAGCCAAACTCTTTGACGAGTTCGCTGACGGTCTTTTCAAATTCTCGGTACAGGGTGCAAACGCGACCCTGATAGTCCGTGGCAATGCAATACTCGCCACAAGTCACGGGGTACTGGTGGATGACATTAGTGAAGTCCGGCAGCACGATTGAGGCGGCCGTACCAAATGTCCCAAGTTCCTCGTACATTCCGTGTAGTGCGCGATAGGTGTTGGATCGTTGAAAGACCAACTGCATGCGCTTCGTGACATCATCAAGCCACAGTTTAACTGGCTGGTATGAATTCAACTCAGGGTCGGCGGTTCCGAGTCGAAACCACGGCCGCGCCGGCGAAGTTGCACCAGCCATCATCCCTGCACCGAGAGTTCGTAGGGCGCGAGTCCCTGTGTTGTCGTAGATGGCGTTATGTCGGCGGTGTCCTTTGTCGCGGTCTTGCGTGAAGTATCGACCATTGCGAGGGAGGATGAAGGTTGTCAACTCCTGATAGTGCGCCCACCAAGACGCACGTTCAGACTTGAGTTGACCCCACCGCGTGAACAGCCTGTCGCGTGTTGGAGCGTTTTCGTACGAGTTGTTGTCGCCAGTGTATTGACTCATGTTTATCCACCTAGCAGCGAACTGCGTCCAAGCGCGAGCGAGTTCGGGTCAACACCTGCCGGCCCGGTAAGCATTGTTCCTGACACACCGGATGCCTTTGATGCACCTGCCATGATGCTGCTGACATCGGGTGAGCGGCGGTTGGCAGCGTTGATTGCCATCTCGCTTTGGCGTTGCTGGGAGGCTGCTGCTTGTGTTGCCTGAGCCTGCGCCTTCTTCTGTTGACGCATTGCGTCCTGTTGAGCCGCTTGACCCTGCATTGCGGCTGCTGCTGAAATGCCAACACCAGCCGCTGCTGCGCCGGCTCCAACCGCTGCCGCGCCGACAGTTGCCGCTGTTGCTGCTGCTGCTGCACCTGCTGCGGTTCCCGCGCCGGCTGCAATTGCACCGGAAGTACCGAGAATGGCTCCACCAATAGTCGTGAATACTGGCATTACAGTTCCTTTGCGTATGTTCGTTCGCTTGCCTGGAATCCCATCCGAGTAAGCATCCGCTCCACGGTGGTGTTGACCATCAGGTCTGACATTGTGGCAACTTGTGCGCCTTGTTCCTTTGCCCACGCTTCGTAAGCCTTGACAAGCAGGATTGCTGCCCGGCTACCCCGTGCGTCTTCGTTGACCCACCATGCGAGTTCGTGCGCCATCTTGACACGGGGGCAGAACCAAATGGGGTTGATGATTGCGCCAAGCATGGCAACAACTACGCCACCAAGGTCGGCGACGAACACACACCCATGTTCCATGAGCGCGTGGATCGCGGCTTCCAGTTCCGTGTCGGTTGCGTTGATCATCGCTGCGTGTGGCGCGAAGTTGTGGAATTGCCTACTCATATGCGTAAGAACCTCCACATCGTCAATTGTTGCGCGGCGAATCGTCAGCATAAATTAGCCCTCTACACCGTGCATACGGGTACTAGACAACGTGTTTGTATGGGTCGTACTCTTCGTTCGCAGTTGACTTGCGCTTGTACTTGTCGAATAAGGATCGTTTACGAACCGGATATGCGAACGTCAACGCAAGCGCATCGGCAAGGTCAGGTGATGCGCCACCTTGCAAACGTTTCTTGATCTCGTCCTTTGACTCAAGCACCTTGCGACCAGCCTGGTCAAACCAATACACAGGCGTTGCCATCTCTTGCTTCAATTGAACGTCGTTCGGTATCTTGCCACCCTGCTCAATCCATTCCTTCATGCCCCACCACATCTCGGTGCGTCGATTGACAAACTGATCGGGTTGAATAGCGCGGCCACCAAACGGCACTTCGATGGGGTCGAAGTCAAGTTGACGCAACCTGTCAATCACTCCTGCACCTGCACCGCTGTCAACGAACACAGCATCCGGCTCCCAAGATTCCATGACCGCCGCAACGCGAGCGGCAAGTTCCATATTGTCAATACCCCTGTACACAAGGGGTGGAAACGCGACAAGACCCTGACGCTTGAAGATCACGCTGCGGTCATCACCGAACCGAGCAGGGTCAACGCCAAGGATGCGGGGTGATCCTTCAATGTCCTTGTCCGTATATTCGCGGCTTGCTGCAAGTTCAGCGTCTGACAGGCTGATCAACTGGTCATCGCCGGCGGCGGCAAAGTCGCACAGATACTCGCGAGCAAACGCAGTCTCAGGCATGTCGCGCTTCAGGCGTTCGACTTCATTGGGATCAATTGCATGGGTGTCGTAGACCGTGTACCGAGCGGCGTTCCAGTCGGGCAACGACTGTGCGCGGTAGTACAACTCGCTGAACAGGTTGATACCTGACGGTGTCCCGATGAACATTGCCCAACCCTGACGGTCAGACAACGCCGGCTGAATGATGTCGTTCCACACCTCCGGTTTGACCTGCGACACCTCGTCAATCACGCATCCGTCAAGGCGCACACCGCGCATTGCGTCGGGGTTGTCGCCACCAAATATACGAATGACGCACCCATTGTGCTTGAAGGTGACGAGCAGGTCGCCCTCGTTAATAACAATCGCGTTCTCTTGCAAAAGTGGCGCAAGTTTCTGTTTGAGCCGCGCCCAGGCAATAGCCTTTGCTTGTTTCAAATACGGGGCAACGTAAAAGAACAGGCCAAGTTCCTGCTTGAACCGAATCGCCTTGTCAATTAATTCCATAATGGCATATTCGCTTTTGCCGGCACGACGATGGAGTGCCAACACAGTGAACCTGCGCTTATTGACATGGCAAGCCCGCTGCCATGCTCGCGGCTTGTACTGCAAACTGACGGTGCGAGCCATTACCGCTCCGGTACGCCTGTTGCCACCATCAGGCTAATGCCACCGGAATGGTTCATGTCAACGCGCTCTGCCCACCTAGCGGGGTTCCACATCCGAAGGCACTTCATCCGGGTATCGACCTGCAAACGCCTCCAAGCGGCTTGTACTGCGTCTGTAGGCTCTGTGTCGCACAGGGTCTGGCACTCCTCAAGCATTGCCTCCTGACCTTTGTCACGGGCAACCTTATACAGTCTGCTAAAATCTTGGTCTTCGTCTTTCCATTCATGCACAGTTGCAATGGAGGGGTTTCCATCCTTCTTAGCAAACTCAAGCAGCGTTCCCCCGTTGGCAAGCCACTGGAGAACCTCAAGTGCCTTGGGGTTGTTCATGATTCCGGTGCGCTGCGGCCGTCCCACTGGTCGTTTGATCACAGAGGTACTGGGTGACTTTTTTGTAAGCGCGAGGGATTTGGGCGCGTCTTTCATAGTTGCATAGTTTCTGTATGGTGGACTTTGAGAGTTTGAACATTGACGCTAATTTGCCGTAGGAAAGCCCTCTTTCCTCCCGTGCGTCCCTTATGCACTGTACTGCATAATCTGAGATTCTTGCGTTGTGGTGCGATTGCCCGATGCGATAGCCGTCTTCATTAACAGCGACGATGGCTATACGCTTGGTGATCATGTGCGCTTACGCAGGACGATGTCAAACCCTGCTGCGCCGGCAATGGCAAGCGCAGAGTCGAATGCTGGCTTTCGTTTACCGATTACCGTACCGGGCGTACCAAGCAAGCACCTCACCGTGTGCGCTCGGAGTATCCCTGCGCGATCCATCGCAACTGCAAGTTCCCCGCGTGTAGATCCTTGCGACTCAAGTGTCTCGCGGATATGCGTTTTAAATTCGTCGTAAGTGTTTATCGTCATCTACGTCAGTATATAAGTCAATCGGTTTCCCAATATACGAGATCGCCTCTTTTATAGAATTTCATTTGATCAACGTACTTCTTGGTGTCAACGAAATGCTTGTCCTTAACGGTAAAGTGGTTGTTGGGCAACAGCAAGAACCAACCTGCGTCGGCAATGATCAGGCTCAACGGCTTGTGTTCTGCGGGATACTGCGAGTAACCATCAGCCCAATCAATGACAATACCTGTGTGTATGCCTGACACCTCGGCGCGGAACGCGTTGACAGTTAGACCTTCAAGTGCCTTAAATTGCACGGCTTCAATGTCATTACCCATTGCTCCCCACGGCTGCGACGAGTCATCAAAGTCAGGGTCAAAGGACTCGGTCGTTGACAGCGCGTGAAGCGGCAGACCTGACCAGTGCGCTCCTGATGCGAGGATTACATGGCAGGACAGGTACTGACCAGGTCGAGCGTAGATCGCATGCCACATACCGGGCGTTGTGCCGGCTGGCATGTTCGGGCCAAGGAATTGGTTGTCAACTTGCACATAGAAATGGTTGGGTAGGTTGGTGTGTCTCATTCGTAGTCTGAGCGTCTGCGAGTCGGGGATGAGTCGTCAAAGAACCATAGCCACAAGCCGCATGCGGCAAGGAAGATCAAAGCAATTGGTACAGCGCAAAGCGTATGAATCATGCGGTTCTTTGTCGTGAGGGTACGGGTCTGCGGGAAACTGACAACACGCGACCGGGTTCCTTGGCGTTTGGATCCTTTGCCCACTCTGTCAACAATGACAGTTTTTCGGTGAACCAATAGATTTCTTGCAGGGATAACGCATATTCCTCACGGTAGATCTTGAGTACGGGATGAAAGATCTGTGCGCTGGTGCGGTACGGGGTTGCTTGAATGACAATGCCGTCATCGTCAACAGCGACAAACCCTGTCTTTGTTTGACCAACGGTAAAGCCTTCATGCCGTAGGTACATGGCTGCTCGGAGGATCTTGGCTTTGTTGCGGGTGGTTGGGTACATCATGGGTTAGTTCGTCTTGACGTTGACACTTTGCGGGTCAGTTCTTTGCTCTTTGGGTCGTTTGCCCACTTGATAAGAGTTTCCATTTGCTTATCAAACCAAATGGTTTCCGGGAGTTTGCGCGAGTATTCCTCACGAAATCGCTTGTGTACGGTGTGCTGAATCTGTGCGCTTGTTCTAAACGGGCTAACCTGAAACACCACACCTTCCGAATCAATGGCAATAAATCCGGTGTGCGTCATTGCAACGGTAAAGCCCTCGCCTCGCAGATACATAACGAGTGCGTTCATGTGCAGTAATATTGGTTTGCTCTCGTACCTCACGCGTATCTCACACTTGGCTTGCGGACATGCTCAACGGCTACGGCAAGGATTCGGCGCGACTCCGGTACATGACCAATGAACTCATGCACTTGTTTAAGTTCTTCGGTTGTCACGTTCTTCAGCATCGCTTCAGCCCACACATCCCAGGCAGCAAACTCCTCCGCGCTGATCGGGGTGCAACGCTGTAGGTCGTTGCGGGTTTGCTCAACCTCGCGTTCACCTACTAGATTCTGAGGGATCAGAGCGCAGTACGCCTTGTGTATCGCTGATATATCAGGCTTTGAGTCGCGCACTAAACGGTGCTGGCGAATGCAACTTTGCAGTTTGTCCTGATGCAGTTGACCCCACTTCTCGTTCAAGATGCTCGACAATACAGGCTCAAGTCTCCACTTTGGCCACAGTTCGTCCATCAACTTGCGGTTGTCCATCCATGTGATTGTTGTCATACGCGCAAGTATACGCGGTGCTAAAGCGGGATGTCAAATCGCAAGTTTAGGCGAGTGATTTTTTTTAGCGAGGCTCAATGCCGGTGCTAGAGCGGGGATGTAGATCGGAAGGGAAGGACGAGATTTTTCAAATCTCTTTCAATCCCAGCACTTCGATGCTGACGCTTCGTTGACGTACTGCTTGGCTTCGCACATCCATCGTTGCATGACCGGAGAGCGTGGATGCAGTAACCCCTCGGCGGGGCTACTGCGTCGTTGCATGGCCGGAGCCGCGCATCAACAGAAGAGGGTGCTGCCCTATTTTAGCGAGGACAAATTCGCTTAGGTTGCGCACCTGCACCTACGACTGTCAAACACAGTCGGCCTTCGCCGGGTATCTCACCGATCACAAAGGTCTTACTTCAGTCCTATTCATTCCGTCTGCACAAAGCGCAGTTGCCACGCTGGAAGCACTACGAGATCCGAAACTATTCGGTGAACTCACATGACGGTTGCTTGCCTTACCCATGATTTCGCCGGACGTTCCGCCGTCCGTGTCTCCGCATCCCTTCAACCAAGTGTCAATCGCCTGTTGGCATATGCCGTCATCGGCGCGTATCGACCAGGTCAAAGAGTTTGGAAATAATGCGTTTGTTTGTCAGTATTTGCTTGTAATTCTCCACATCGGAACACCTGCCGCTAACAAGACGGTCTTCCACTCAATGCGGTCACCATCAGCGTAACGATACTTAAGTGATGCGCCCTTGCGCGAGTTCGCGCTCGCACGAAGGTACTGCAAGTTGTCTTGATGATGCTTGCCCTTACCAAGCGGAATGATGTGGTCTACCTCAAACCCCTCCGGACGATGGCGGTAAATCAACCACATGAGTTGACAATCCGCATCGGCTGGTAGTTCATAAACCTTGCCGTGTTTACTTCGTGAATCAAGGTGTAGCCGCGCCCACCCACGGAAATCGCCACGCCGCGCACAAGCGTACGACTCGCGAATTATTGCGTGTTTGCCTTCAGCCCGTGCAATTCGCTTTGATTCCTTTGCACCAGCAGCAATTTTTGCTGCCGCTCGGGCTGCGTTCTTGCGCTCTGCCGCTGCCTGTTGATTCGCGTTAATTGCCCAAGCCACGCGAACGTTACGCGCTGCAACCTTCGCCGCTTCAGCCGCGCAAAGTCGTTCATACGCTTGTTCCGCTTCTTTGCGGCAAGGCCACGGCCCGTGTGTGCCGTCCAAAGCAACAAAATACCCACGCCGCAAATCAAGGAACACGCCACGCCTAATTGGCTTGCATTCCTGCGAAATTTGAGTCTTTAATTTCGTCGCCATTCGTATTTCCCAAAGCCGTAGGCAGAGCGGGGAGCGGCTGCTGGCTTACCCGCCCTACCCACAGTTGTCGAGATTTTGAGCAGTAGCAGCCGCTCAGACAATTCCCACACGGGGAGTTGTTACAAGCACCATACCATAAATCTGCCGCAACGTGGTACACTTAAGTTCCCGGAAGCGCGGCTCGGTCGACGAAAGTCCCGAGCCGTGTTTGTTTCCGGAGCAGGAAACACAGGTCAAATTGGAATGCTGACCGCATCGACACAGTCACCAAACTATGTCGATCTGCATAAAGGTTCAAATTATTCATAGGTTTATGCAGACAGCAGCGCGTTGCCGCGCCCTGTCCTGTCGGTAGGTTCTGTTACCCCATTGCCTGGGAAACGAGGGGCGTACCTTGCGGCCTTGTGCCTCGTCGCAAGTGGGAGTTTCACCCACATCTCCGCGCCGGCACTATACATGACGCATCTGTCAATTTATTTTATGCGTGTTTGTAGTTAGGAAACTGCAGTTATGCAGAAATCTGTCAACAAACTCATGTACTACCCCTTGCGTGACGATATACCTTGTCGTAGAGTACTGAAGTCAAAGGCGCGGCCAATGACAAACACACCTAGTTTGAGAGGATTGACAATGACTACTAAGATTCAACTGACCGTAACCGAAGCCATAAATAACCCGTACCTTGCTCGCGTTTATTGTGACGTTCTTGTTGCAACGGCTCGGGAAATCAACGATGCAGTTAGCCAACGCGTCATCCGCGCTCACAACGAACGCGCTTGTGTTGATGTTGACAACGAAGCAGCATTTGACCAGTGCATTGAAGAAATGGATGCTGCCGAAGGCGCATTTATTGCCATTCATCAGAACACGGTGGTGACCCTGTGACCAAGCAAATCATGCAAATTGACGTTCTGTCGGAATGGGTTACCGATGACCAGGCTGCCGAGTACTTGAGCGAACACGTTGTGACCACAACGCTTGAAATGCATTGGCAATATCACAAGCCCGGACATTACACCGGTGTGCAGGGCTGGGAACTAATTTCATGGAACATCCTTGAGATTGCGCTTGATGACGTTGAATTGACTGACCAAGACATTGTCCCATCAGACTTCCCAATGGCCGAGGTACGCGCTGCGCTTGAAGATGCAGAGCCGGTACGCAAGTACATTGCCGACAGACCACCGGAGGATGCATGAACAAGTCAACAGACGGCAACGAACCGCGCAGTACGCGCCGGCAAGCAACGCGGTGGGATACACAAGACGCAGCCTGGTCAGACATTCAACCCCGCCTAGGGACGTTAAACGCGTTGGTGCTTGACGCGATTACTCAACAACCAGGCACTTGCGACGAACTTGAGATTCGGTTGTCATTAACGCATCAGACTTGCAGCGCGTGTGTCAACAGCCTAATGAACGATGGACTGATTGTTGCTGACGGCAAGCGACCAACACGGTCAGGCCGAGCAGCGCGTGTGTGGACATTACCAATACCAACAACCTTGTTTGGGAGGACGGCATGAGCGATCTACGAGACATAGCGACATTGTGCAAAGAGATTGACTGCCTGACGGCACAGGTAAACACGCTCCGCAAAGAGCGCGACGAGGCGCGGGTTTATGCAAGTGCTTTTATGTACATGAATATGGTTTTTAGCCCGAAGGGTAAAGGAATGAACCAAGAAACCTATGCCGACGAAATGGGATGGGACTGCTTTAAGAAGGCGGATTGCATTGCCACAAGGAGGCAAAGTAATGAGTGAACTAAAAAATGTTGTGATTGCACTAGAGACTGAAGCCAAACAAAGAAGCGATTATTTTCTTGACGATGCCGCCGAGGCAATTAAAAACCTATGCGAAGAGAATGACGAACTCCGCAAAGATTCAAAAGACATCATTGAAAATCTTGTTATACATATTCTCGAAACAAACAAGACTACAAAGATTAATACACCACCCCATGAATGTGAGTTTCTTACTGACCCAGAGCGGGGCAAATGCAGTTTCTGCGAAACATGGGGTTCGGCAATGATGTTGGTTTACCCAGATCAATTTGAGGAGGTGGACTAATGGAAGAAGAAAATAACCGATGGGCGCGGCCTGTTATGGAAGACGTTTCTTGGGAACACGCAACAGGCATTCCTGCGTTCCTTAACGAGCGCGGCATCAGGGAGGGGCTGGCAAAGCATGTCGGCTTGCCGGCAATGATTATTGTTGCTGGCGACCCCATGCTGCACCGCGTTGACGAGGGTGACGGGAATCCTGTATTTCAGTACTGGCGGTCATCCGTGTACCTCGTCAGTTCAACGCCTACGGGGATTGAGGGGACGCGGTTTACAAGCCTGTGTGTCCGCGACCCGGATGACACCATTGAGTCTGTGCGCGACGAACTGCTTAACAAGTGTGTCAACTTTATCACCAAATGTGAACCTTCAACCAAGATCAAATATGTCTCGTAAATTACCACTAGGGTGCTTGACCGTGACCCTCCGCAAATGGGGTGACTCGGTCATCATCAATGACGAGGACGGCAACCAGATAGCGCAGATCTACGCTCAGGTGCAAGGGTCTGAAATCAACGACAGGATCAGGGTCAGTATTAGGGCTGAACAGAAGTACCGAATTGTGAGACACAAGGATGGCTTATGAGTTCACCAACACCAGGCTATTACGAATCGCTCCTCAACGAACGCGGTCTAATCGTGACGCAACTACGCGCACAGATCAGGGACATTCAACACCAAAGCAAGATGCTTGGTGTAATTGGCGGGGCATTAGAATCAGGCGCAAAGTTTGACCACCGAGCGGCTGCACTTGAGATCAGACAATTGCTTAACATCATTAACCGGAGAATCACATGAAGAAGATGCTGCCATATATCGTTGAGGGAATTCGGACTGACAAGGAAGCGGGAATGCGACAGGTTGACATTGCTGTGAAGTACGGCGTGTCAACAGGCGCAGTGTCTCGCGTGTTGCGTGGTAGCCGGCACAAAGCCAAGGTTGCCAATGCCAACTCCTGACGATGGTTTTTGCGGCGTTCCTGCTGGGGGGCGTTCCCCCGGCAGGGACGTTTTATTACTTGAACTACAAATCAAATTGCTTGAAGCGAAACTTGCGAAAGCGCAAGCGGAAAGCGACTGTTTAAGGGAAACGATAAGAAGTAAATTTGTTGAAAAACTTGACAAGGTTTGGTACGAGGGGCAAGGATGATCGAACTTGAAGACATCGTTGATCGCATTGCGACCTCCGAGTCAACCGATCCGCTGCTACTTGAAGCGTCTGAAGAAATCAAATACTTGCGGCTTGAACTTGCTCGCGAGATAGCCAACCGATACAAGGCGCGTGGAACCGATGATGATTGAGTTTCGCGTACCCGGCATCGCCGCTCCGCAGGGCAGCAAGAAAGCGTTCAAAACGCGAGGTGGACGCATTGCCCTCGTAGAGTCCTGCGCTCGCGTGAAGCCCTACAGAGCGACGGTAGCCCTTGCAGCGCGAGCAGCGTGGGTTGATGTGGCAACAAACGGGACGGTGGGAGTGTCGATTGCGTTCACATTTGTCAGGCCAAAGAGCCACTACAACGCAAAGGGTGTACTTCGCGCCGGCGTTGCGACACACCCAGGCAAGGGGATCGGAGACCTTGACAAGTTGTGTCGTGCTGCAATTGACGGTCTTACCGGCATTATCTACGTCGATGACTCGCAGGTCGTAAGTCTTGTTGCCACCAAGTCATACGGAAATACTGCTGAATCTCGCATATCCATTTACATTACAGGTTGACAGTAGGTTGCTTGTTGGTATATTTGACACATTGACACATGTTGTGTCAGTCGTGCGCGGCGTTCCGCGTAGTCACTAGAGAGGACTTCACATGCAACGTAGCGAAACAATCGGAGAGTTGGCGAAGGCACTGGCGGCGGCGAACGGCCACATCAAGAACCCTAACTTGGACGCGGTCAACCCGCACTTCAAGTCAAAATACGCAACGCTTGGTGCGATCATCAACGCGGTACGCGCACCACTTGCAACGCACGGCATCAGCGCAGTTCAGACCGTTAGCAATGACGGCGGTTCGGTCGGCGTGACCACCACCCTGTTGCACTCAAGCGGGGAATGGATGGCTGAAACGATTTGGTCTGCACTTCCTGACCGTGCAACGGTGCAGCAGTTGGGTTCGAGTATTACTTATTTGAGAAAATACTCGCTTGCAGCCATTACCGGGATTGTCGGCGAGGAGGACGATGACGGCAACGCCGGCAGCAGCGGCGACCGCAACGACCGCCCTGAGCCTCGCAAGACGTTCAAGCCAACAGAAGCAAAGGGTGCGCCTGTCGCCGCTCCCAAGGCATCTGCGCCCCCTGCAAAGGCAGCACCTGCCAAGGAAGAGCCTGTCAAGGACAGGATTGTCAGCGACGCTTACCCCGAAGAGTACGCCGGGGTGTTCAAGATTTTGCGCGTAGTGGCGCGACCAGGCAAGCCTTACGCCATTCAGGCTGAGGGAGAGCATGGCGTCGCGTGGATTGCGACCAGTGTGCAGGAGTACGCGACCCTGCTTGGTGAGACTGTCAACGAGTCAATCACCCTTGATGTCGAGCGCATTGGTGACACGCTTCAAATCATGCGCGTCCTTGGCAATTCCAAGAAGTTGGTGAAAGAGGAGGTTCCTTTTTAGATATGATACGCCATCATGTCTAAAGAAATATGGAAACCAATCCCTTCTCGCCCCGGAATGCTTGCAAGTTCATTAGGAAGAGTACAAGTGTTGCCATATGAAGTAATTACTCCGTTTAACAAACCGCGAACATATGCGGTTAAACCAACATTTGGACATATAAGAAAGTCATCAAAGACTGCAAGGCATAAATACTTTGGTCTTTCATTGCGTCGGTTTGGGAATATGAAGATTCATCGGTTGGTGTGCGAAGCATTTCATGGGCCTGAACCGTCAAAGTTGTCAGTAGTAATTCACATCAATGAATGTGCAACTGATAATCGCCCAAACAATTTGCGCTGGGGAACACAACGAGAAAATCTAAATATGCCAGGATTTGTCGCATATTGCAAATCAAGAACTGGATTAAATAGCCCAGTTACAAAAGGTAAATTAAAGAAGATTACTAAATGAGTCTCTACGCAATCACATTCGAAATGCAATGTATCTTGGACGCAGTTCTTGATGGGGGTATCGACTCCCCCGAAGCGCAGGACGCGCTGAATCAGCACCTTGCGGGACTTGACGGTGCGCTTGAAAGCAAGGCCGAGTCTTACGCAGGGTTCATCACGGAACTACAGATGCGAGCGGAGTCGCGAAGCAAGGAGGCTTCGCGTATCCGTGCGCTTGCCGCTGCCGACGATGCGCTGGCTACACGCCTCAAGGAAGGTTTGAAAGCAGCAATGGAGCAGACGGGCAAATTGAAACTTGAAACCCCGCGTTTCAAACTTTCGGTTGCCGGCAACGGAGGCAAGCAATCGCTTGAGGTAGACGATCCGTCTGCACTTGACCCGATCTTCGTACGAATTGTCCGTGAGCCTGACAAGGATGCCATCCGTGCAGCACTTGACTCAGGTGCTGAAATTGCAGGTTGCCGTCTGCTTC